TTTGTAGAATTCTTTCCATAACATTTTCTAAAAGGTCTATCTTAACGATTCTATTCTTTTCGAAATAATCCCATAGGAAATATTCTTTAAAATCTACTGCAACTGGATATATAGGAATATCACAAACATCTCTAGTGATTCTAATGCAACATAAACCATAGTTAATCATCCGTATTCCAATCAGGATCTGCTTCAAACAAACCATCAAATTCTTTCTTAGGCTTTTCGGAATTTGGGTCTACAATAATTCTAAGATTTCCTTGTTCTGTCCTCCCAATCAAATCATCTATTTCTGACTGAACATCATGAGTAACAACTTGGTCTTCTGGTTTTTTAGAAAGCATCTTAGCAATCTTTGCATCTTCTTTATACTCTTCTTCGGAAAGCTCTTTCACAAAACTTATCTTAACGTCATTCACATTGCTAGACATCTTGATATAATTTTCTATAAAAGATGGAACAAATAATCCAGTCTCTACTCTTAAACAAATGTTACTAGAAATCATTCCGGAAGCCATTAACTTTCCATTGATTTCTTTAATCCCCATCTGTTCGCGCACATCGGCATCAGGAAGCTGGTCTAACATTTCTTTAGGAATCTTTTGATAAGCTAGTCCTTGAAATGCTACGAAAAAATATTTAGCCTTAGAGCAACCTTCTTTATCACAACTCATTCGAAACCTCCCTTGAAATGTTTACTAGTTCGTCATCTCTAGAAATCCCGTTGATGAGATTTAAGAAAGCGTCATCCTTAGATTCGGAAAAACAAATCAAATTTCTACCAGACTTAGTTTTCCCTACATATAATCCAGGGATATGATTCTTAGGAATTTTATAAGGTTCGTTTCGAGTCCACTTCATTTTGTATCTCCTTGGTTGAAGCAATTCTTTTAAGATAACACTTTTCAAAGGGTTTGTCAAGGTCTTTTCTAAAAGTTTTCTAAATCTTTTTTGAAATTCTTTTCGGAAGATATTTCTTTAAGAGTCTTCTCGGTGTTATATTTTCTTGGATTTCCACAAGCATAACAAGAGCAAGATTTTCCGTGGGTAGAGTAGATTCTTCCTATATTCTTTTCATCGGTTTCTTGAATTCCCCAACTCTTAGCAATCTTCTTAGCCTTTGTTTTGAATCTAGATTCTTCTTGTCTGCGTCTTTCTAAACTCATAAAACCTCCAAAAAACATTTTCTAAAATATTTTACATCATTAAAAGTTGCTTCGTTTTTTATATATTTAAATATCGCATTATTCCAATAGTCATCTAAAATTTTTGAACTTAAATTCCTTCTATCCCCTACGAAAAGTTTCCTACGATCTTCAGAAACATCTTCAGAAACATTTTGAAAATAACACGCAATAGTTTCTGCATATCCTTTTTGTTTAGGCATATAATAAAGAAACTCAATTTTTCTCATGTACTATACCAGTCCCACCGCAGCACGGGCAAATCTTTTTCGCAGTCTCTATAGAAATTTTTTTGTAAAGATTTTCTATAACATTTCCTAAAGAATCTAGATAAATCTTTCCTGTATTTTCGCAACAGTTCCCTTGATGGTGATACAGAGGAGATTGATGGCAAAAACATTTACAAATTTCTTTCATAATATTTCCTCGTTACTATATATTTATCAAAATCTTTTCCGATCCATTGAAACTTCGTAGGATTGTTATTTACGTCGAACGCAATAAATTTATAAGAAACTAATGGCAACCATGTTAAAATTATCGGACAGGAATGATTTAGAAAGTACCAATATGCAAAAACATGCACGTCATCTAGATTCGCCATTTTTTCTTAAAGCTTTCTAAAAACTCTTCAAACTCCATCTTGGCGATTAGGTTCGGAGCATTTATGTTTATATTATCTTCCCAATCAAATTCAGAACAATTTTGCAAAACAGCGTCTTTAACTTTCTGTAAATCTTCTAAAGACATTTCGGAAATAAATCCTAAAACATCATCTAAATCTATTTCGATGTCTACATAAGTATCTATATTTTTTTCTATAGTATATGTTTTGCTCATATTTTAAATCTCCTTGAAATAAATTCTATAACACCACCGACAGGAATCATTAAAATACACATCCCAAATAAATTCAGAAAGTTTATAGTAACAATCCCACAAAATGCGAACCAAAGCAATATCAAAGGCAAGAATATAGCATTTGCAAAACCTATCTGAAAATAACTATAGAAGTTTACTAATCGTTCATTATAATTTTCTGGATTTACTAGTCTGTCTAAAATCCCTAAAACATAATTTTTAATTGTTTGTAAGATCATTTTTGTTCCTTTGATGAGATGTAAATTGCTAGTTCTGTTGCAATAATAAATGCCACAAACTTTATAACAAATGACCAAATTTTATTATTTCCAGACCAAAAAATTTCGTCCAACATTCCGCAAACATAAATTAGAAAAAACAACATTTGATATTTCAAAAAATTCATAAAATACCCTTTCCATTTAGTTTATATTCTTTTAAAATTTCTTCTTTTACCAATTCAAAAACATGCTCATTTGATATATTCATTTCGAAAACCTTTCTTAAAATTTGATGCGATCTGTTTCAAGCTTTTCTATAAATGCTTGAACATCCTCGTCACCATTCTTAAAATTAAATAAACAATATCCTCCAGAAGAAGCAGATGTTTGATGATTCGCCTCTCCTAAAATATATGAATATTCTTTGTCTACAATTTTGTAATTAACTAGTTCCGAAAATTTTAAACAAGCGTCTTTGATATCGCTTGCCCAAAATGTACCAGACGCTTTTGAAAGTTTTCCGTGAAGTTTCTTGCAGTTATACTTATATCGGTTCGCCATAAGCACCTCCTTGTGATTTAAGAAGATAACAAATTTAGAGACGTTTGTCAAGGACTTTCTTCAAGATCTTTCGGAAAATTTTCTTAAAGGTTTCTTGACAGTCGAGATTAAAGATGCTACAATGGACTCAACAAGGGAGACTATAATGAAACTAGAAAAGAAATACTCTGGAATTTTAGCGGCTTTGAAGATCGTTTCCAAAAAAGTCCAGGGACCAGAGGAGTCGGATGAGAAGATTACTAAGCGTGTAGGAGTCTTGAAGGCAGAATTCGAATATACTGATGGAGATCTTTCACATTTTGTGGATGGTCTTGTAGCAAATGATATTTATTATACTTCAGTGACTTGGGCAGAAGAAAGAACCGGAGCATATCTTCTTAATATCAATGAGATTGAAATTCCAGTAAAGATTATGAAGATTGAACGAAAGAATAAGGACTCGGAAGCAAAGTTCGCGATTACTTTCGAAACAGAGGTCCTAGATAATCTTTCGGTTGTCGGAAATTACATTAAAGATAAGGAAAATCTTGCTACATTTATTTTAGAAAAATCTGAGTAAAATTTGTTAAAAGTTTCTTCAAGTTCTAGAACATTTTCTAAGTTTGGTGCAGGATGGTTGACAAAATTAGAATTCAAACTAATCTGCGAAAATCTTGAAGCAAAACTTTTAGAAGAAACTTTTAACATACGTATTCAAAAATTAGAAATAATCAGCGAACTCACTTTCCAAATATTTTTATTTAATAGTAAGTGGGTTCTTTCGGTTTATGTTATTCATGACGAAGAAGAATCTTTAGAATATATTCAAAAAAGTTTTTCGGAAATCTTTTCTGAAAATTCTGGATATCTACTTATGATGAATGGAAAAACAAAATATTGGAGCTTTTTGAGTGAGATGTTTTTGAAAGATTTAGAATTGTTTTAGAGAAACTTATCAAAAGCTTTTAGAGATACTTTTTGAAAAAGTCTTCGTTAAGTTTTTTCGATTCTTTCTTTTCTTTTTCTCTCTGACGTTCTCTTTCTGCATGGACTTTAGAACTTACTTCCGCCTTGACGCTGTTCTTATTCGGAAAGGAAGATGCGTTTGTTTCGTTCCTTCCCCAAATCCGAAGACAAATTTTCTTACTGGTCCATTTACCATGTTCATCTTCTAAAGGACCTATATTACTTCGCGCCCTAGAAATGAATCTGACAGCAGTCGAAATTGTAGACCATTCAGAATCAGACAAATTGGGAACTTTTTTATATTGGCCACGATATTTAGAAACCTTTTTTAATATCTCTTCCAATTTTTTACTTTCTTCTTTACCCGCCTTTACGTTTGCTCCCACTTTTTGAGCATCCGCCGGGGTTTGGCTTACATTTTTTGCTTCGTCAGACTCTCTAGTCATACGAATTTCCGATGGAGTCATATTGATTATCCTGTCAAATCTAGCCCAAAGAATAATTTTCCGAATTGGTGTTTTAATATCCATAAGATTATTTATACATTAAAGAGATTCTAGTTGCCTAAGAATCTCTAAAAGTTTCTCAATAGTTTCCGGAGTTCCTTTTCCACATTTTATCTCAGCTAACAAATCTTTCAATTCGGTTAGAAGAGATTGCATTTTATTCTAGACCAAATCTCTTCTTGTTAATCTTTGCAAACTCTGTTTCGTATTTTCCATTGACTCTAGAATCTTTTGAAAGAGAGATGGTAGGATGTTTCTTAATCTCATCACCTTTCTTCATAGCAATATCGATCAGCCATTCAACATCTTTTTTATCAATCTTTGGGTTGCTTCTCAAAAGGGATGCGCGAATGATTTCTCTACGTTCTTTAGTTTTCCCATTGCTAATAAATTGGTAAACGTCATGCAGAAGGTTTGCTAAAGGTTTTGGTAAAGTTGCTTCCCCGTTAGCTTTAGCTCTTACCAAAGTTCCAATAAGTGCGGCTCCTAAAATACTTAAACCTGGAATAGCTATCGCACCGATTTGAGAAAGACTTCCGATATCTTCCTTAAGCAAAATTTTCTCACGGATATTGTCAAGGGCTTCCTGAATATTTGCCAAATCGTCTGCAATGTCTAGTTCGGTCACGACGGAGATTTCGGATTCGTTTAGTTCAATCGCATTAAACCTATCAAATGTTTCCGAAAAATTTTCTAAAAAGCTTTGAACGGGGGTATCTTCTTCTATTGAAAGATGTATTTCTTGCTCTTCGGTTTCTTGGACCTCTTGGATTTCAGTTCCATCAAAATCTAAACTAGTTCCACCCAACATTGAATTGAGCTTAAATAATTGTTCTTTGTGCATGTTAGCCTCTTTTAGAATTATTTATAATCACAAAGATTTTAAAAACTATTTCCTAAAACGTCTTTAGAAAATTTTTACATTCTATTTTTGATTTCTGAGATTTGTTAATTTGTTTATCATAATAACCCATCAATTTTGTATATAAGGATTTCAAAAATTGCTGGCGAGTAACTTGAAAATTTAAACAAACTCTATTAGAATTTCTTAATTGAATCTGGCCTTTTCCTAACGCGCCTATAGTTAAACAATCAAATTCTATGTTTTCTACAGGAGTAAAAATAACATCACTTACAACAAATATATTTTTATCTATGGTATATTTAACCAGTAAAATAGAAAAATAATTATTATTAGTTTTATACAATTCTTTTAATTTTTCTACGGAAGTCAGATTAGGCATATTAAATTTCGTATCTAATCTGTGAGACTTTACATCTATAATATGAATAAAATTATCACAATCGACAACAGTGAAGTCTGCCATTGATTTCCTACTATTCTTAAATCTAGTCTCTTTTACTAAATCTGTAGGAAATATTTCTAAAAGATTGTTTTTAATAATTTCTTCAAAAAGTTTTCCAATAGAACGAACATCATTTTTAGACAACTTTTCCTTTATTTCATTGTTATCGTTTAGAATAGTTTTCGTATTTTCTTCTATCGTTTTTATAACTGATGCGTCATATAATTTAGACATTTATATTCTTTCTGTTGTGATATTTAATAGCAAAAAAAAATTAAGACTTCTGATTTCTCTCTAAAAATACACCATTGACGTAACCTTGTATATTTTTGTTTTCTTCGACTTTTTCTAAACGCTTTTCCGAAATCACACAATACTTTTCGTCAATCTCTATTCCAGAAAAATTTCTTCCCAATTTTTTAGACACGACGGCAGTTGTTCCAGATCCCATAAAAACATCAAACACTACACCATTTTCCGGGCAGCTTGCCAAAATTAGTTTTGCTATTAGCTTTTCTGGCTTTTGGGTAGGATGAATTGTATTTTCCGGCATGGACCAATAAGGAACCGTAATATCATCCAAAAAATTCGAAGGAAACGTCATTCTAAATTTTCCAGATCCGTCTTCTACCCAATCTTTTGCAACGCCGTCTTGTTTATACGGAGCAATTACTTTCTTTTTGGTTTTAATAGAATCTACATCAAAATAATATTCGTCAGTCATTGTAGCAAATAGGATGTCTTCGGAACTATTTTTCCAATTTTTTGAAGCACCTCTTCCCTTTTCTCTTTGCCAGACAATCCTATTTCTTATTATCGCATATTTTTCTAAAACTGTATATTGCTGAACAGAACATTTCCAATCACCACAAAGATATATTGTTGCTGTTGGTTTTAACAATCTTATAATTTTACTAAACCAGGAATCCAAATATTCTAAGTATTTGTCGTTAGTTGTTTTTTTAAAATTTATTTCTCCAAAATTTTTAGATAAATTGTAGGGCGGATCTAATATCAAAAGGTCTACGAAATTGTCTGGAAAATAATCTAACGCTTCAAATAAATCATTATTAAAAATTTTATTTAAAACATTTTCGACAGGTTCGTTGCTCGTTATTTTATTCAATTTATTAGAATATGTTTCTAAATCTTTTTCATTAAAATCTATTGTTTTGTTTCTTTCTGATTTTTCTTTTATCATCTGTTCCTTTTATTAGTATTTAGTAATTTCATAAAATACTCCTGTATAGTTGCATGATGGATATCTTTTTTAATATTCCAAAAATATGATCTATTCCAATTCATAAAAGTTTCCTGTAAAGTTCCCTAGAAGGTTTTCTTAAAATCATATTAAAATTACTATCAGCGAATATATAAAACCAATCATTAATAAATGCAGACTCTATATTTCGACAACTATTTAATCCTGGATTCATATCAAAAAATTTATTTTCAATTTTATCAAACAATAGAATCATCTTAAACTTTCTTTAATAATCTTTCCAAACTCATATTCGTTTTTAATAGTTCTCATAATTCTGTTTAAGAAATCTCTATTCAAATAAAATTTCTTAAGGTCGGCACAAGAACTAGGATCGCTATTATAAAACGCATAATGATTTTTTGCATCCCAATAAACAAAAGTTTCATACGTTTTCATCAAAAATTCAACCAACCTTTCGTCAAACTTTTCTTAAAATAGTAATCCAAAGATTTGAAATAAAAATTATAACCATCGTAATCTATAAAAACTTTTTCAAAATCTAACCAAACCCAACCAACATGCACATTTTCAAAAATATTCCAGCCATTTATTCCTTTAGTATTGTATATCATTTGAAAAGTTCTTTATAAATATTTTCGAATTCAGTAAGACTCGCATGATGTCCTGCAACAAAAAAATCATTTGAAACATCTTTGTTTATAAAATAATCCTTAAAATCTAATTTAGAAGTATAATTAAAAATATCCCGCCAATTGAAATGGATGATGCGATAAACATTAACTCTTTGAATTTTCTTAAGTTTTCTCATAAACTCTTTCTAATATTTTCATAAACTCTTTTATAAACTCTTTTATAAAAACTCGGAACAAAATAATTTATAATAAAGTCATTTCTATTGTCAGATTCCAGAAAATATTTCTCAAAGTCTACAGGGAAATCATAATCAAAACATCCAGCATGATAAGGAGGATTTCTGCAAAGTTTTTCTAAATCTATCTTCATAAAATATTCAAAATTGTTCATAAATTTTGTTCCAAGGCTTTCCGAAAACTTCTTTTATAAAATTATTTTGACAATCATTATCTAAAAATGTTTCTAAAAAGTCTAATTCATCTTGGCCCATAATAAGAGCTTTTGTATCATATCCGTAAGTAAAAATGACATAAGAACATGCTAAATAAAATCCAGAAAATTTTTCATGAATCATGGAAATCCTTTAACATTTCTTCAAAAAATCCTACATAACTTTTTCTATTAAAACCTACATAACTTTTTATATTAAAATTTTTAACATCGTATTCTAAAAAGATTTTCTTAAAGTCTAGTAAAAGTTTTATATTCCAAGTTTCGAAACCATTTTCCAAATCCCATCTATAAAATGTTTCAAAGGTTTTCATAAAAAGCTTTCCAGAAAGTAATCGTATAATTTTTCTTCAAAAATAAATTTTTCGTTTCATATTTTAAGAAAGATTTTTTAAAATCTGCACCAGAACCAAATCCTAAATCATATCCAAATTTTTTATCACAAATTATAATATTAGAATATTTTATCATAAAAAGCTTTCCAATTTGTCGGTGGTCTTTCTGTCATTATACAATTTGATAAATGATAGTCTAAAAACCATTTTTCAAAACAGGGAATTCTTCCAGAGCACCAGTTTAAGGTTTTAGGATTTATTAAAAAGAAATCTCGAAAATCATGCACAGATATACTCCAGAAACTCCTCTACGGAAAGAATCTTAATTCCTAATTCTCTCGCCTTGGTAGCTTTCGAAGAAGTAGTAGAAGGATCCTTAACAACGAGCACTTGAGTATTCTTAGAAACCGAACTTGCTTCTGACCAACCAGCGGCCTCAACTTTTACTAAATCGTCTCCATGAAATCTTACTCCAGTGATTACATATTTACCTGCGTTTACTGACATCTTTTTCTCCTGTTTAATTTGTTTTAAATTTACGAACTCGAAGAACAATTCTTTTTTGTCAACCATTTCGGAAATAACGTTTGAATTGAAATTTGAAAGATTGTTCAATTTGTTTATTTCTGTAGCATCTTCGAAAAACTCTATCAAATCGAACCCAGAATCTACAATCTTTTGAGCAAGCCTTTCACCACAACTATTCAGAAAAGTATTGTAGACGATCTTAACATCAACTGTTCCGGAAATATTTTCTAAAAATTTGTTAATCTTTTCTATATGACTTTCTCCTAGTCCATAAACGTTTCCGGAAAACTTTTTATTATACTTTATCAAATCATATACAGTATAAATCTCTTCGCTTTCAAAAAACTTTTCTATAATCTTTTCGGAAAGTCCTTCCGGATAAAAGTATGAAGAAAATGTATAAAGCCTTGACGAGTTTAAATTCTCACAGCTAGGATTTACACAAAATATATGCTCTCCATTTTGTTCTCCGTTAGAATTACAAACAGGGCATTTAGGAACAATTTCGGAAAAACTTTGCTTAAATATTGTATTAAGATTTTTCGAAATTGTTCTCTCTACATGAGGAATAATTTCATTGGCTCTAGAAATTTCTACCACATGGTCTGCAAAAACTGGCCAGCAATCCTTTTCTAAAGCCTTTGCATAGCTTCCTAGACTTGCCTTAGAGATAGTGGCTCCAGCTAATTGAACCGGCTCTAGAATGGCTACAGGAGTTAATCTTTGGTCTTTTCCTATGCTCCATTTGACTGACAGCAGTTTTGTATTTACTACTTCATCATCAAATTTGAAAGCGAGATATTCAGGGCCAGTTTTGAAAACTACTCCGTCAGCATCATATGTATAATCGTCTTTATATTTTTTCTTGAATGCTTTCACATCAGTAAAAATTAAATTATCTACAGGAATTTGTTTTTCTACATTGAACCAAGTTTCCCAAGGATATTTTTCGGTTATGTCTTCCTTAGTATCTATATTTGTAAATGTATATGAAATAACATCTACCCATTTGAAAATATTCTCCCAATCATCTTGCCTAGAAATTGCACCAGCTACAGCATTCCTAGAAGATTTAGAAATATCGAATCCATTGTCTATTGTGTAATTTACTTTTTTAATCGCCGCCTCACTTCGAACAGCAAAGTTTTCTTTTACGGGAACAGTTTTCGGAAACTTTTTCTCAAATTTCGCGGTCCTGTCTATTCCTATATTATCTTTTCCTCTGGTCGCAACTTTATATTGATGCCCATTTTTATATGTGGCTAAAATAGAATTTCCATCAATTTTTGTAGATTGTGTAGTATTGGCATTAAGAAACTTTTTTAAAACGTTTATATCTTTTGTCTTAATTTCAATAGAACCAACTGGAATAGGATGTTGAGTTTTTTCCTTCTCATCAATTCCCTTCAAAACGTAACCATGGCCGACTTCAGTTAAAATACCATGATTAGGATCTAGCTTCCGGACTTGTTCTAACTTTTCGTCAAATTCTTTATCAGTAGCTGACGAAGTTCCCGTATCATAATATTCTTGAGATAGTTGTTTAATTTCTTCTACTAGTTTTTGTAACATTTTTAATTATCCTTTCAATGGGGTCTAAAACAAGATAACAAATTTAATCTAGCTTGTCAAGGACTTTTTAGAGTATTTCCGAAAAATTTCTTCAAACCCTTTCGGAAGTCTTTTGAACTTTCCTCGAAGATGTATATTTTTCATGCTTCTAAGTTCTTTTATATCTGACAGCCCCACACTTTGTTTGAACCATGTCCGATGCTTTTTAACATAATTATAAAAGTTTAGATAAGTATATGCAACAAAAACATACTCTTTTATATCTATGGGAAGAGAAAATTCTTTAATCATTTTTACGGAACGTCTTTCACAATCTAATTCCATATCTATAATTGATTGTATAATTTCCGAAATTCTTTTTTTGGGTAATTCAATTTCGTGGTCGAGCCATGACCACAAATCTTCAGACATGTTAGAGCCACTTTCGGAAAGTTTTAGAAAAATTGGTTCTTGTTGTATATATTGTAGAAAATGATTAAACTCATGAACTAATACTTCTAGCCATCCTTCATCTTTGATTGATATTTCTAATTTCTTATCAATCTCGTCAAAAGTTCCTCCTACAGTATTTTTTCCTACTGTTAAATCATCCATAGAAAGAACTAAAGTAAAACGATACTTCTTTAGAGTAGAATCCACATAATCTAAAAAATTTTGCGTTGGTTCATCTAAAGAAGATATCTTAATCATTACTCAAACGCCCTAATTATTTCTCCGACTAACTTATGCCTTTGAATATCTTGAAGGCCGAATTTTACCATACCAACATCATCCACATCTTTCAAAAGTTCTACAACGCATTCTAATCCGGATTTTTCTGGTTTTGAAGATTTTATATCAGATTGGCTTCTATCTCCAGTAATACAAACTTTAGTATTGTGACAGATACGAGTTAAAAGAGTTAGAATTTCATGCTTAGATAAATTCTGTGCTTCATCAATTATTATGAAAGCATTTTCGAAATTTCCTCCTCGAACGAAACCAACAGGAGTGTATAAGATTTTATTTTCTTTTAGTTTTTGCTCATATCCACGTTCGCCAAGCATTTCCAAAAAGGTTTCGGCAATTGGAGAAACATACACACCATATTTCTCGTCTAAATTTCCAGGAAGATATCCAATAGCATTTCCAACAGTTATCATAGGACGGACTACAATAATTTTATCGTATCTACCATCATCTAGCATTTTGAGTGACATGCAAACACTTAGCTTTGATTTTCCAGTTCCTGCATGACCATACAACACAGAAATAGTTTTATTCTTAATCATTTTAATAGCTAGTTCTTGATTTTCTGTTCTAGGACTGAAATCTTCGCCTTTATGGTTCTTATAAATCCCTTTGTATTTGCTTCCTGCTAAAGGTTTTGGTAAGAGCGAAGATATCAATTCATCTATATCAGAATCTTGAATATCGAAGTTTCTATCAAATGCATCAAAAAGCTTTTCTAAAACTATAGCCGCTTTTCGACAATCATTTATTTCATTAGATGTGATAGTAAATCTTTCGCCCTTTGTATCAATCTTTACGTTAAAACTTTTCGAAATGTTTACTAAATCTGTAGAAGCAAGTTTTCCTAACAAGTCTCTATCTGCCACATAGATAACTGTAGGAGATTGTTTGACTTCATCTACCTTTTCGATTTCCTTCACCTTAGCTTTCTTAGTAATTTTCGGCATAAATCTCCAAAATGGTTAATAGTAAATTCTAGATAAAACTTAAATCATCTGACTCTAAATCTTCTTCATTATCAAAAAACTTATCATCAATAGATTCTACGTCACGTTTTTCGGAAAGTTTGTGCATGTGTGCGAAATCTTCCGGAAATGGATTATTCTTAATTATTTCATCAAACTGGTCGAAAGAAAAATTTTCACTTTCCATCTTTATCGTCTCCTTCCATATCTTTCTTAGATTCAAATTTATTTGTCAGCGCATATGTTCCAGCAGATACGCCACAAAGCGCAGTCAGAAGTATTAACATGTTATTTGTAATATCTTGATGATGGACTACAGAAAAAATTGCTATATAAATCGCAGCATAGTAACTTGATACTTTTACTAACCTCTTAGAACTTGAAACTCCGTTCTTATCTTGAAGAAAATTTCCGAAATATTTCAAAACTTTTTTAGTAAATTCCCACACGTTTAGTCTCCTTTGGTCAATGTCCTGTCAGTATATAGTTGTCTGGCAAATTGCCTGATTTTTTAGACGCTTCTGCTTCAACTGCTTGTGTTGTCCAAGTCTCACATCGAATCGGCATCCGTAGAGCACAAGCAACTCCTTGTGCTATTTGTAAGGCTAATTTTTCTATGTTCTTAGCGGCGTTAATGTCTCTGTCTAGGATAGCATGGCAATGAGGGCATTCCCAAGTTCTATCTTCTAATGTTAAATCATCATTGATACAACCACATTCATTACAAGTTTTAGAAGAAGGGAACCAACGATCAATTGCTTGAATTTGTTTTTGATTCCACACTGCTTTGTATTTTAAGAAATTGATGAACTGACTCCAACCAGCATCTGAAATTGCTCTAGCTAGTTTTCTATTTTTCACCATTCCTTTGACATTTAAAGATTCTATTCCTATAAAGTCAAACCTCTTGATTAGGTCTAAAGAAAGATTGTGATGAAACCAACTTCTTTGATTAGCTACTTTTTCATGGACTCTAGCAACCTTCACTCTTGTTTTCTTGTAACGGCTAGAACCCACCACTTTTCGACTCGGGTTCTTTTGAGTCTTTCTTAGCTTCGCTTGACTCTTGCGAAGCCATCTTGGATTCTCAATTTTTTCTCCATTAGATAAAATCAAGAAATCTTTCAATCCTAAATCTAATCCTACGATTTTATTAGTTTGTTCAAATCTAGGACTCGCTTCTTCTTCTACGAGGATAGATGCAAAATACTTTCCAGAAGGAGTTTTCGAAATTGTTACTGACACGAATTTAGAATTTTTCTTAGGCAAACGATCTATTCGAATTTCTATGTCTCCTATCTTTTCTAACCAAATTGAATTTTGTTCTAATCTGAATTTTTGATTTGGGAGTCTGAAAGATTGGTGGTTGGATTTCTTTTTGAATTGTGGTCTACCAATTTTCTTTTTTCTAGATTTTGAAAAATATTGAGTTTTGAATTTTTCAAAATCTCTTACTTTTTGTTGTAGTGCTCCCGCATTGACTTCCGTCATCCATAAGAATTCTAATTTTAGTTCAGGTGGTGATTTGTAAATTGGCTTAGTGTTAATTTCTTTATCGTATGAATTAAAAATATCTACCATTTGATTCCAAACAAATCTTACACAACCAAAAGTCTTAGATAAAATTATCTTCTGTTCTTCAGTTGGATAGATTCTATATTTGTAAGCTCGTTTGGTCATATAACTATTTAATAAAAATATATGCAACCAAAAAAGCGAGCCCAACACCAAAACCTATACCAGAATCTCTCCAAAAATGTTCTTCGGAAACTCTTACATTTTTCAAAGAATCTACATTAGTTTTCATTTCGGAAATAGTCTCATCAGCATTTTTAACATTATCTAAGCAAATTCCTAAAAGCGCGGAATCTCTTTCCATCAAGTATTTTGCTTCTATAGCTTGCTTGGCTTGGTCTTGAGAAATATCTAAAAACTTTGTAGTGTCTTTTGAATAATAAACACTATCAAACAACGTGACTTTTTTTGCAGAATCTTTTCCGGAAAATACTGAGTCAAGATTTCCAGAAACTTTTTCGAAATGATTGACCACGACTTTCTGCTTGACTATTACAGTATCATGAATATAACTCTGCCTATCTTTGTATAATGTATCTACTCTTGCAACAACATTTTGAATAATTTTGGATTCTTTTGGTTGAAAAAATTGCTTCCCTCCAAAAAACCCTATTAGCAAAGCAACAACAATTAGCACCCACCACATTTTTGTATTCATGTCAATGTCCTCGGATTAAATTTAGGCTGAATTAACCAATCTTTTTTCTCAGCATTAGATAAAGTAAAAATGAATACCGTATCATTTTCTTCTGGGAGATTTAATATTTCTATCATATCCCAATCTTCTAAAAGTAAAGCGACCGAGTTTCTTCTCAACAAATCATCTTCGGAAAAATTATTAAAGCTTGGTCGAGTAGAGCGCAACAAAAACATTTCTTTGAAGTGACAAAGATAATAATGAGAGTCTATGTCTTTGTAAAGGTGACAGGAAGGATATAAGATTTTTCTTTTCTTATCTCCTACACCCATTCTCATCAAAGTTTCGTTTATAATATTTTCATTAACTTTCGGAATAATTTCTAACAAATCCATTTAACAGTCCCCAGGTTCTACCCTTAAAAACTCGTAAGCAATAGTAGTAGAAAATGTTATTTCTTCGTCTACTCCATTTGTCATAGATAGTGAACCTAAATCTGTTAAGAAAGCATTCTCGAAAATAAATTTCATCTTAGTTCTTTTCATATTATCTAAAAACAATAATTTAAGTTCCTTTATGCAATTCAATCTAAAATATTTCTGACTATCCATATTATGCTCTTCTCTCAATTCACTAATCCAAGTTCTAAAAATAAGATAATTCATACATCCTTCGGAAACTTTGAAATCCATAGTAATAGAATTCAAATCATCATTTATTTTAGATACGGGATGATTGATAGAATAGTTCATAAAATTTGATTTTACTAATTCTAAAGTATATGAAGGAAACGTTACCGACTTTACATAATTATCGAACAACGACATATCATTTATATAGGCGGAAATAGTTGGAGAGAAGCCAGGAATATTAGAAAATACGGCTTGCCATTTATCGCTGTGTTGAACATTTGGAAAGCCGGACATAAAATTATTCTAACTTACTTCAAAAGGTCTGCAAAAGATTCTTTCACAAACACCTTCAAAGGTTCCCAAACATGCTTCTCAATCTCTGTTGGAAAATGTTCGAAAGAAATCTTGGGCAATTCTACTTCAATCTCTTCTTTAAGAAATGCTTCAAATTCTCTTTTAGCAGTTTCAAACTTTTCAATAGCGCCTTTATGTGTGGTCACCAAGTCTTCAATTTCTTTAGATGCCAATTGAATAGATTCTTGAGGAACTTTTACTTGGTCGTTGGTTACAATAGCATTTCCAGCAGCATCCTTTTCGGCATACTTAGACAAAATTGACACTCTAAGATTGTTAAATTTTGCATACTCTTCCGAATAAAGCTCTCTAGTTTTATCTTCAATTTCTTTTACAATAGGCTCTAAAATAGTTTTTGCATGTGTTATAGCAAGCAAAAAATACTTGTTATAAATTTTCACATCAAGTTCTGAAATTTTCTTACTCAAATTAAAAAGGGTTTCCCTGCTCAAGTTCATGTGTATTACTCCTTAGTTATCAAAAAAATTGTCTCAAGTGTTTCTTTATCGAGTTCCGTTATGTCATCCGGAAGTTCGGAAATATTTATGTAAACAAGATTTCCGGAAAAAATTTTCGAAAGATGTTCTTCAAACTCTTTGTTCCTTTTTTCTTGTGTCTGTATTGCTTCCGAAAATTTAGAAATTACTTCAGATTTATTTTCCGAACTATTGTATTCCTGGGAAAACTTTACATAGTCTTCTGCATATAGATTCTTCTTTAACTCTTCTATTATTTGAAACTCTGATTCTACAATTTTCTTATTTTGCAGAATCTTTGCTTGAATACTTATAGAAAAACTTTTAGGAATCTTTTCGAATAATGTGTAGATTTTTTCGATTTGTTTTAGTTTCACGATAACTTTATTCCTGAAATTACTGAATGGGTATTACTATTCACAAACAACCCAGTAGATATTGCGGTTTGTGTTCCTGGGCCATATTTAATATTATTATATGGAGATGGAAGAATGGCAAAAATCTGGCTAACGTCTCCTGCGCCCCGACCTGTTGTTGCTGTTACTGAAACAGTTCCAGTAGTTTGAACGTCATCATAATTATCATCATTTTGAAACATTATTCTAGACCCATAATTAGATTCTGCAACGGTGCTATTATATAAATTGAAAGAACAAACCCCGTCACCATTTATTGGACTCGCGTTTATAATCGTGGTTACATTATTGTTGGGTCCTTTATCGTAAGAAATAAAAGAGTCTATAATATTTAAATTTTGTATCCAATTTATTATATGTAAATCTTCTCCAGTGTTACTATTGCCGCAATTTGTTTGATATATTGTGTTTGAATTGTCTGGAGTAAATGTATATGGTATTGGAGAACCTAGATTAGTAGCATTATACACAAAAAATATAAGATCGTTTGTTGCTCTATTTAATGAAATACTTATATTATATATTGTTCCAGAAAAGAATGAAACTCCAGGAGTACATATGATTTGGCCGCCATTTCCACCATTAGAAAGTTTGTAATATGTAGTAAATGGATTCGCGGTAGCTATTAAAACATCGGCCCCAATAGTTCCAAATGGAGAACCAATATTAAAAATATTCGTATTATATCCAGTTTCCGTAAACGTAATAACTCTACGATACCCAGCCCTAGAAAAATCAACAGAAAACGTTCTAGCGACATTTCCTGGGGTGGTTCCTCTTGCACCCGTAGAAAAATTTATAGCAAGTCTCATAGAATCATTTAATTGAGATATGCCAGGAATAGTAACTACTGAATTAGAACAATTTCCCCCAATTTGAATGTTTGCTCCTTGAATTAGAACATTATTCGAACAACCGCCAATAATAATTTGGTTGTTTTGTGTTGTAGAAACATTATTTCCAATAGCTATAGAATTATCATATGCCGCAAAAGATGTATTTCCTAATGCTACAGAATATTTTCCTCCAGCATTGTTTATATATCCTAAAGCTACAGAATAATCTCCTCCAGCAATTGAACTAAAACCACCAGCAATTGAATCTATACCAATCGCAGAAGTGTTTTCATTAAATGCAAAGGAGTTTGTGCCGAAAGAAACTGTGTTCACGCCGACAGATAAGGAATTGTCGCCATGTGCATACGTAGTATTTCCAAAACCAAATGAATTATTTCCATCAGACAATACTTTATAACCAAGAGCAAAACAACCTGTTCCAAGAATTGCAGATGTTCCTTGACCAATAGCGACAGAATTTACACCATTTGATACCGTCATCGCTAGATATGGATTCGACAAAGGATTAAAATTTTGGCCAATGGCTATAGAATTATATTGTGATGCTAGAGAATTCGTTCCTAAAGCAATTGAATAAGAAGTAGTCGCACTTACATTTTGGCCAATTGCAATAGCTAATGGTGTAGATTTACTTCCCAACGAACTGGCTTGAGCGTTTACACCATATACAAAATTATATGGGCCAAATGCAGAAACGTTACTACCTAAAGCAAAACCAACATCCGACATTGCTACAGAATTTATTCCACCAGCAATAGAAAATACACCGTTTGCTAATGTTTGTTGACCCAACGAAAATGAACCAAACCCTAACGCAGATGTCAATATACCATGTGCAAAAGAAACGCCCCCACCAGCATATGTTTGAAAGCCAAATGCCACATTAGACCCATCTGCGTCTTCCAACATATTGCCAGCCAGTTGAATATAATCAAAATTTGTTGGGTTCGCTCTAGAAATCGCGGTTACAGATTTTCCATAAGCAAAATTTAATCCGTTTATTGGCGTAACGTTTAATCCAGGGTCCGCTCCGCCACCGTATAAAAGATTCAGAGATGCTAATGAACTATCGCCACCCGCAAAATTCAAATATCCGATTGATGACGTATTATATCCTAACGCAACAGAGCCGAAGCCTTGCGCTAAAGATTTGACGCCTATAGAAACGGTATATCCGCCTTCGCCACCGATGTCAACTTCTGCGGACGTAGTATTGCCATTTGTCGTGGAATATCCAGTGGCGGAGGCATAACAACCTATTGCTACAGATTTAATACCAAGAGCAGATGTTTGATATCCTAATTGAAGCAAAGAATCTTGAGGACAACTAGTATCAATTGAGAGCACCGCCATATCAGTAGAATTAGGAAAAACTCCACCAATGCTAATCGGAAATCTTATTGTTCTGAAATCGGTAAACTTAGTCATATCATAACCAAGTCTAAGCTGTTGTTTAGATGGTTCGGTAACTGTTAATTTCGCAGCAGGAAACCACGATCCACCCACAGCGGAAGAAGATATTACAATGTCTCCAGTATAATTTAACCCGGACGCGGAAGTTGTGGTAGATGTAGGAAGTTTTACCCAATAGTTATTGTTGATATAAATTGGATTTCCAGAAACTCCAGGAGAAACCGTGTTCCAATCAAACCCCAAATCTACACTAATTTCAAAATCGTTTATTCCGCCAGTTTGTGATTGTTTGAATTGAGCTTGGTTTAAGAGAACAACCGAAAATAGAACTGGATTAAATGCGAACGCCACCCCATTTCCATAATCATCGATTCCGTTACTATTGACTTTTACCGCATATAACGCTAAACCATTAAACTTAAAAGAACTATTAGATGGAGGAATGCGACACTTGAATGTTCCTGTAGCGCATGTTAATCCATTAGCATTTGGAGAATATGAATCAACTCTATAGAAAGCAGATAGTGGCCAATTAGTTCCAGAAATAGGATTATATGTAGAAACTTGCCCAGCAGTATATTGGTGCGTTCCTGAAATGTTAAAAAATCCTGGCCCAGAAGGAGAAGTAAAATTAGTGCCAGAAACCACAACAGAAAGTGGAAGACCATTAGCATCTAAATTTACAGGAGTTGTTACGCTTTGTGGAGAGGGGACATTAGTATTTCCACCATCTGACAAAGAACCCATAGTAGATTTCCAATAAAGAAAATTATTATTAGAAATCGTATAGGAAGTATTTGAAAAAATCTTTTCACCAAATAAATTTTGAGAAGTTGCCGAAACATAATTCAAAGAGCTTATAGACAATGCTGTAGTATTTGCGTTTTCGCCTCTAGAAATAGTTGTGTCTAATCTATAATCATAAAAAGGAACGAAATATTTAATGGCAAAATAAGGACCTACAGGACCAGATGAAGTAACTGCTTGTAAGCCTGCCGAAGTAATATATGAAGAGATGTTCAAAAGCATGTAGTTACCTGTAATTTGTTCGTTTCAATTATTTATGAAAGCCTTAATGAATGTTTATTTGAGAAGCCCTAGTAACATTTAGATTCGCCATTGTCTTAAAATTCAAAGCGACAACAATAGATGGTGCAGGAATATCTGTTATATATCCTTGCAAACCTTCTATAACAACATTTGCTGGTCTTATGTCTTCCATAGCGTTTAATATATGAGAAGTTTGGTCAGAATAAACTACAGAATTGTCGCTGTTTGCTAAATCAATACCTACGGAAATATGCGGAGTAGGATACCAATCAGAAGGAATATCATCGGCTACATATTGCCCAGCAACAACTTTATTTTGTATCCAATTGTTAGCATAGTCATTCGTATAATAATCTACAATATCTCCAATTATTCCGAAAGATAGTAGCAAAATTCTAACAGCGTTTCTAGTAGTTTTTATAGAATACCAATTAGGCAAATTTCCTACAACGAATCTTAAACATTTATTTTGATATTCTGTCATAGAATCGGCATATAGTTTTGAAGAATTTGTCGAAAATGTCCCTAGTTCTCCTTTATTGATTCCTACATTATATCCTAACATCTGAGCATAATAAGGAATATATCCGGTTTCTATCTGGTCTATGTCATGTAAGTCTTGAAGTCTTTTGGTTTTCTCTAGAACCGATAAATTACAAGGATTATCTACATCTGTATAAATTGTGTTAAGATAACTTTCGAAAAATTGAGTAAACTGAAAAAACTCACTAGGACTTCCATCATAATCATCTCTCAAATATTGCGGAAGATAGTTCGTTAAATTTATTGTCCTATTAGTATCACAAGCTATTATAAAATTTTGTTCCGTGAATATTGTAGATTGGCCTACATAATTCATAGCAGATATTTGAACTACACCGTTTGCTGAAACATTTACAGGAACAGAATATTTAGAAACTCCTGCCAAAGATTGAATTCCAGATGTTACAATAGTTCCGGTGCTTGCAGACGTTAATCCGATTGAAGCGGAAACTATTCCATTTGTAAAATCAGAAATTCCAAAAACGGCGCTAATTGAAGTCATAAAATTATTTAGCGGCTAGGAAGAATCTGATAGGTAGCTTTTCCTGGAGGGTTTACGGAAATTATTTCTATAACCGGATAAGAAGTTTGTCCAGAAAACGTATTAACATAAACATAAAGATTTTGAGAAGCTATTGCGCCATTACTGTCTACAACATATGCAACAATTGTGTTCGTTTGTCCAGGAATTAAATACTGACTTGCCAAAATATTTCCGGAAAAATTATTCAAAGATGAACTTGTTAATCCTACAACGGTTCCTGATATATTAAGATATGATGCTACCAACGTTCCACTAGTATTTGAATAACCAGAAACATTTACAGTAAACATTTGATTAAAATTAGTATTTGCAGAAGTTGTTCCAGAAATACTTGCAGAAATACTTGGCAAAATTCCTGTAAAGAATTTTTCCGAAACTGTAGTAGATTGCCCTAAAGTGTCATAAGCAATTGCCGAAATACTGTATGCAGATATTGAATTGCTTAATGCCGATAATGTAGCAGACCATATAGAACCCCCTTGGAACGTAGCTGATTGAGAAATTCCAGGAGAAGCTATTACAGAAACTGCCGAAACATTTGCCGGAAGATTTGCTTTAGCATCTACAGTAACGGACAATATAGTTCCTGCATTGTAATAACTATTTGCTACTGGTGTTATAATATTAACAACAGGGCCGTTTGAAATTGTTATAGTATCTGAAGACACAGCGACACAACCACCATTAGTCAAAACTACAGCAGATACCGAATATATTCCAGGAAGCTTTTCGCCAAGCCAAGAATAAATATTTCCGTTATAGTTGAATTGACTAACTGCTAAAAGATTTCCATTTGAATATATTTTTACAGCATTTATATCATCTCCAGAAGTAGATACATTAAAATTTATAGGAGTTGTTTGAGAATATATTGCACCATTTACGGGACTGTTTATAACAATTGTAGGAGCTTGCGATATTTGTCTAGGAAGATTTTGAGAAATAGTCTGAGTTGCGCCAGTTCCATTTGTGACTTTAAGATAAACACTTGTCGCACCTACTGTAGGAATTGACCAAGAAACTATCCATGGTTGAGAAGTTCCTACATTTGAAAGTTGTGGTGTTATATCTTGAATCAAATTATTAAAATTATCATAAAGTTTTGCACTAACAGAATACCCAAAGGTTCCTATAAGATTAGCATTATTATAATTAAAATCTGTATAATTTCCGGATATGCTTAACGGAGTTCCATTACAATAGCAACTTGCACAATTGTTTGGAAGAATATTTGCGGAAACGTTTTGGTAAACAATATAACTATATACGGTAGAATAATTTACACAATTTCCGGAATTCGTTATTTGAGAATATATGGTTGTTGTATCATTGCTTGCCGATATATAAAAACTAGCAGAATTGTTTACTGAGCTTAATATTGTTTGCCCTAAAGAATTAGCAACAACATATTGAACAGATGCTATATTAGCTCCGGAAATAGTAGACGATAAACTAATTGTTCCGGCTGATATTAAAAATGTTTGGAATAGTGGACTATAAGAATAATAATTTGTAGATGATAATAAGTTAATATATGGAACTTGGTTTATCAATCCATAATTTATAACAGCAGAAGAAACTATACCATAAGAATCTTGAACATAAAATTTTACAGCAGAGACCGAAGAAGATGGATTAGAATAAGAATATGTAAAAGGAACTAGTTCGTTGGGTCTTGTCCCACCCGAGGAAAGATTTCCCAAATATGTGTTGTGTGTTCCATCATAAATTACAGCAGAAACAGAGTTGTCTATTATTGCAGAGGATGGATTGACTGCTACATCGCTATCTAAAAAGTTTCCGGAAAATACTATAGGATTGCTACAAGTGCTGTTTTGAATACTTGCCGAAATTCCTTGTTCTTTAACATAAAATTGTAAAAGATTACTATCAATTACTGTCCCATTGGTGCTAGTAGCTTCTGCTAAAATCCCCCAAAATTTATATTGAGATTGTGTAGAAGACGTATAATATCTAGAAGAAGGAAGCTGAACAGTAGCATTATAAGGACTTGTAACATCTGTAGAAAGAACCGAGTCTCTTACGAAAGCATTTGCAACAGGGTCGAATTTGTATCTCCAAAAAACGACATTAGAAATATTGCTTCCGATTACATTCGCGGACAAATTTATATTAGTAGAAGTTGTTATTACATTTACTTTAGGAGAAATCAAAGACCCTTGAAAAGAAGCTCCAGGAAATGTCTGTGAAGTCAATGATATAGAAGCACTATTAAGATTAAAATTTAATGGAGTTACCGTATAGTCCGAAGATAATGAAGGAGAACCATCATAAACTTTCGCAGATAATGTAAATGTTCCTGAAGCAGGATTACTCCAATTCCAAGTAAAGTTTCCAAAGCCGTTCGCATAACCAGAGAAAAGTATAGACGCTCCAGAAAGGATATCTACTCTATTATTATAAGTTCCATTTACATCATTTACTTGGGCTTGATAAGGATAAGAGCCACTAAATGTAGAAGATAATGGAGAAATTTGTATTAACGTCGGCGGGGTATTTACTACGAAAGGAACTGGATTTGCGGAAGCACTTACTCCGGAAATATCAGAAGCAATTGCATAAAGATTATAAAGACCAGCAGAAAGAGTTGCCGAAGGAGTTAATGATCGTGTCCAAATATTTCCGGCAGATGTTCCAGAACCTATTAAACCATTTGTGGCAGATTGAATGTAAAAATTTACAGCAGATACTGGATTTGTAATATACTGAGTAGACGCACTTAAAATGAATGGAGAATTAAGAGGGATTATTTGGTTTACAATAGGAGAAAGAATTGTAACAGAAGGAACAGCAACAATAGTATTAAATGAAATGGATGCTATTGCGGATGTTCCATAATTTGTAGTAGCTATTGCCGAAAGTTGATTAACACCGGCTATAGGAGAAGACCAATCAAATTCAAACGAAGCACTAGAACCAGTCAATGTTCCTAATGTTGCATTTCCTACCGTTATAAAATTTCCGGCAGAAGTATATCCAAATACCACAGAAGTTAAACTATCTTTATAAGAAACGCCATTAACTATTATAGGGTTGCTAAAATCTAAATCAGAAACATTTCCGAAAAACTTTATAATACTATTTGTAAAATTATTTCCGGAAACTGGTGTTAAATTTATTACTGGTTGATTAGTAGCATATACAGCAAATGGAGAACTTGTAGCAGAACAATTATTATTTGAAGCAGCAACCCTAACGTAATTAAATGTTCCGGGGATTTGAGTTTCGAAAATTTGCTCATCTAAAGAATTTATATATGAATAATAAGATGACCAAGGACCGCTGGGTTGTCCGGACTTTTGAACGAATACATTAACAGAATCACCATTAGAAACATCCAAATAATTGTTTACAGAATATTCTAAAATCTTTTTTGAAATGTTGGGCTGGATTGTTAAAAGATTCGTATTTGGATAAACTATACTTAAACCAATCTGTTGTTCCGTATTAAGATTAAAAGAACTAGTATATACAACATTTCCTGGATAATTAAAAGAAACATTATATCCAGTATTTCCATAAACAGGAGATGTTACATTTGCAGACCAAGTATTTCCGGCAACTGTTACGGGAACATTTATAGAACTGTTCGAAAAGTTTTGCCAAGTATAAGATCCCGGAGAATTGGAAATTACACTAACACCGACATCAGTTCCAACCCAAAGATAATTATCAGAACTGGTGACAATTATTTTATTAACATTGTTAGAAAGTATTCCAGAATAATTAGATTTATCTAGAACAACCCAGCCGGAACCAACTGAAGTTAAGTTATTTCCAGAATATTCTACAACACCACCATTATAAACACCATTGGCTGTAGAGAATCCTATCACTTTAGTATTAGTAGGAGTTATGTGAATTGTTTTTGCTTGAACGTTAGATAAATGTCCTGCACCAGAATTTAATCCATTGGGCCAAATTGGTGTAGCAGATGATTGCAGTTCTGTAAAAGTGCTTCCGGAAAGTGTGGCAATCCCAGAATCCGTTGCAACCCAAACTGTTCCTAAACTATCTATCTTAAAATCATTTATGTTTTGAAATGTAGGTAACGAATAATTAGTCCAACTACCAGCAGAATATTTGAAAATTCTATTATCAGAAGTAGATACAAAGATAGTCCCAGAACTTGCTAACACCTTTCTAGGGTATATTCCTATATTATATTTTGTTACATATTGGTCGGTAAATGTAGCACCAGATAAAGATAATACGGAGTTTATGTTCGCCCAAGTTAATCCGAAATATTTTACGTCATTAGAATCTATACTAAAGCTAGTTATATCTATTGCATTTATAGGATATGCTGATAAAGAACTATTTGCGGTAGTATACAAATACCAATCATTAGATGTTTGTGTCGCCCAATTTTTAGAATTAAATGTTCCTACACCATTTCCAGAATAAGCTATCCAAATGAACCCAAGAGAATCCATAGAAAGATGAGTAATATTTTGAAAAGCTATATTGGAATTTGTTGTAGTAAATCCAGTAACGGAATTTGTGTTTCTGTTTACTCTATATAAACCATTACCATCAGTTCCCACCCAAACTACACCAGAATTTAATCTGTCTTCTATTAAAGATGTTATTTTTTGGTTGTTGGGAATATAAGAATTAACATAAGAAAGACTTCCGGAAGTTGGGGGTCCGTTTGTAATATCTATTGTTCCATTTATAGTAATGTTTCCTGGATGACAAATAGAATTGCTAGTAACTGTTATTGCTGGGGACGTAGAGAAAACAATAGTATCTACAAGGCTTTGCCCGAAATTTCCTAAATCACTTAAAGCTCTAACAATAAAGTCATAAGAACCGGGGACCAACGAAGTAAACGTATTCTGCCAATTTCCTAAAGTTGTTTGAAAAAGACTTCCTAAAAATTGATAAGGACTTACTGAATTGGTTGCTCTATAATATGCACTAACACTTTCTACAGAACCTCCGGAAATACTTGTAGATGCTTGAATAGTAAATGTAGGATTAAAAATTACAGAACTTGCAGATGGTGATGTTATTGTTGCTGAAGGCGTTGGTCCAGAAGTGTTTAAAGAATTATAAGAAATCAACAATTCAGGATATGCAGCAATAGGACCAAAACCACTTACCCTACCAGAATTAAACCCTATAGAAATGTTTGAAGCATTATTTTCATTACCACTATCGAAAAGGCTTACCAAAAATCCAAAGTTATTTGCTGGATTTTGTCTCCAATTATCTACAATAGTAGTTACATCAAAGTCCATCCAAAATTGATTTGCAGACGTAGAAGAAGTAAATGAATTTGAAAGATTAGAATTTCCTATCCATAAGGCGGGAGAATTTATATAATCCCCACCAGAAGTAACCCAATTTGCGGAAGAGCTACGCTGACCCCACGTTACTTGATTCTCTACCCAAGAAGAAGAAACCTGATATACCGCAACCGAACCAGTAGTAGTAGGATAGTTCCAAGCATTTGTTAAATTATTTGTATTAAGCCTTAAAACAGCACTCTTGATACTTGTTGCAGAAGAAGGAATGACAGAAGTATCAAATTTTATTAAAGACCTTCTACGGGCGTCTGAGCCACTTCCTTTTGATTGTATATATAATTCTCCGGAATCAAATGTTCCAGCAGATATAGGATTGTTTCCGGAAACTGAAATATAAACTGAGTTATTGTTTCCAGTAGCACTATTAACAAGTTTTATAAAATTACTATCTGTTAATAATTGTCCAGTTAAAGTATCTAAAGTATTTGCATCAGTATATTCTTGAACGTTTACCCAAGAACTTCCATTAAATTGCTGAAGTATGAAATAAGGATTGTTAGAAAGTATTGTAGAATTTGGAGAAGAATACCAAGCAGATGTTATAAAAGAACTAGGAAATAATCCGGGATTTATTTGTAAATATACATCGGTTCCAGTTAAAGCAAAACCATTCGGAATAAGTGCCGGAGAGTTTGGCCAAGATACTATAATTTGACTATCGTATTTGTTTCCTTTTGCTCTAATATATTCAGGAATTTTTTGAATAGAAATTGAAGGAGAAGAAGTTAAAGAAACGGAACTAGTATACGTGTTATAATTTCCTGGAAGAAACCAAGAAACCGTATACCCAGGAACAGGAACAACATCATCTAAAATTATATCAAAATATGTAGGATTGTTATTCGCATAAGCCACTACCGCAATGTTTGAAGACTGTCCATTAGGAGCATTCAAAGTCAACTGAGGGGCTATCTTGTTGCTATCTACTATATTATGAAAAACTCTATAAGAAGTTGCAGTAAGATTTATAGAAACTATGCCGGACTGTGGAAGACCATTTGTAGGGTCAACTGCCGAAGATATTTGCGAAAATGTTCCTAAAGAATTTACACCAGAGGTAAACTGAGTCCCTATATTAGTTTCTTGAAGCCATGCATAAGATACGACACGAACTGCCGAAAGAGGAACAGACGACGTGTCAAAATTTTGAATAGCTAAAGATACGTCAAAATTATTCTGAGTATTAAATCCTGTTCCTTGAGCAACCAGCAAATTAAGTTTTGACATTAAAAATTCCTATCAATGATATATGGAATTATTTAGAGATATTATTTTTTATATTGTATATCCTTGAAGAGGCAAATTTATCAATTCCGAAGAATATACCGCCGATGCTTGAAGAGACTGCCCTATACCAGCACCAATATAACAATGAACATTATCATACGAATTCGCTGACAAATGTCTTAAATGATCGATCGGGTCCCAAATCGAAGAATTGACGTTCCAAAAACTATTTGGCGCAAACCCAGATATATATGATACTTGATTATTATATATCAATTGTTGTTGGGTTGTAAAATCAAGCGGGACGGCAGAAGTAGTTTCGGATTGTCCCATTGGGGATAATATACCCACACCAAAGGCTCGACCACTCCCGGTTATTATTGATTTGTCGGATGTAAGAGCATTTTGCATTGTTGTGTTATCCGAATCGTCCCTGTCGTTCCAAGACCAGCCCTGAACGATAACTTTATCACAAAAAGAAAAAAATCCACCGGCACTTAAACTAGAGATTCTAGTGTTGGTTTGGGACATTGTATCTCCGCCTTGGCCGACGGATGTTATTCTAAATTTTTTTCCGTTGGTGCGAGCTATATTATTTACTACTTCACACCAATGGTCACCGTATGTTTGGGAACCGCTAACAATTGGAGGGACGCCAGCCCAGACAGAGTCGCCGCCAGCTATAATGTTTACCAAGGGCGGGGCACCAGCCGAGGTTTCATATGTGCATAGCAAAAGCGCGACCGGACCCCCTAAATTTTGATTTGTCCAAGTAGGCGTGCCGCTTGTTCCAACAGAAGCATAATCTCCGCCGCAGAAATTTCCGGCCATATATACAGACGGCAAATAATTATTTTTATTTTCCCCTGGCCACTGAACATTTAATGCAGAACCGCCCGTTGCTGCGTTCCACATAATCACAGAATTTCCGGCTGGACAGGATGGAATAAGAGTTATTTCGTCCGATACGATTGCGTTTAGATTATAATTATCATAAGATCCGATTGGTGGGGTCCAGGAAGTTGCACTATTAAATGTCACCTGCGACCAACCATATTGCGGAACCTGCACTGTTCCAGAACCCATCGTCGCCACACGGGCCGATTGAATGGCTGCGCCGCTAGTGCCGTAACCAGTAGCATAAAGAAGCCTGACGGATTTTATAGGCCAAGATTCTTTGTTAATAAATCCTAAAGCATTAGTCATAGCCGACATAGTTGAACCAGCAAATGCATTTGTCAAAGTTCCTATAGAGTTAACGCTTCCTTGCATTGCCAAATTTCGCCCGACCCAAGCACGGGCTAATGGAGTCGTTGGAGACGAAGCAGCGCCAGTATATGCAACAATTTTACCGGCGGCATTTTTAGCAAATACTTCAAACGTATATTGTGCAGACGTGTTTAATCCAGTCACCACAAACGAATTTCCAGAAACAGTAGAAGCAAATGTTCGGACACTTCCTAAAGTATACCAAATATCATAAAAATTAGCTCCAGGAACTGACGACCAGGACAATGTAACAGAGGTGCTTGATGTAATGATACTAACGGTCGGCGTTAAAGTTAATCCATTTCCGAGACCCAAATTTATATAAGACCCAATCAACTGCATAAAAATTTCTCCGACTTAATTGTATAGATATTGATTCAATGCTGGTGCAGTTATTCTAGGAATCTCGTTTGTTAAAGAAAAATTAACGATATTTCCATAACCATCCAGCAAATTTTCAGTAATAGGAGTTTCCAAACTATTCACAAGCCATGTAGCAACGTTTATCAAATCATTTTGAACAAAAGAATTAAGTTCATTTAGATTTACTGTAGTTAATGCTTGAACACACACACTGGTTTGATTTTGTGTTACGGAATTTTGATTTTGAGAAATTTGTCCCAAAGAACAAAAACAATTTCCTCTATTCGCCAAAAACTCGTCAAAAATCTTTATCAAACTCTGGGCAGTATTTGTATTACTTAAAGAAGGATTTTGAGAAAGTAATAATTGAATGTTACTATAAAAACATTGCAAAAGTCCTAGATAAAGATTTCTTTGAGATGGGTCGAAAGAAGTATTCACATTACCATTTGTGGAATATGTAACACCACAACTATCATCATTCAGCATATTGGTGCTAGGCCAAATAACTTCTGTTCTTACTGTAGTGTTATCATACTTATACATTTTTAATTCTAATTTCGGCAAAAGACAGCAAATAGCATTTATAGTATTTTGGGAATATGCCGAAAGACTATTGATTTGAATAATTGCCTTCTGATAAAAAGAAACTATATCATCCGTTCCAGAAACCGAATATTCTCTTACTCCACATTGTCCAGTAGAAGATATAGAAGAATTGAACACATACCCTACAGGAACATTTGGAAAAATTGCTGAAATGCTTGGCATCTCTGCTGCTGAATTTGTAGTATAAAGATAATATTGGTTTGGATTTATATTAGGTTGAAAAGAAAGATTCGCATGATTTACTTGTGGAAAATTTTGAACAACATCTATAACGTCGGAAAGATATACTGGAGAATTAAAATTTGTGCTATTGTTAAAGAAATTATAAAGAGCATCAGTAATCGTCGAATATGTGCTAGGAATATCTACCAAAGGATTTAGATAAATGTTTCCAGCTAATTGAAAATCTCTTATCTCTGGTGTTACATAAATGTTTTTAATTGTTATCATAGACCTTGCGTAAAGATTTGAATAAATTGTTGCCAAGTCTGAATTACTCGTTATTAAAGAATTTATAGCAGGATCTTTCAAAGGCGTAGAAGAATCTGAAAGAACCATTAAATTGAACCAATCATTAGATGTAGAATTTACTAGCAACACATTTGAATCATCTTTAACACCTACATATTTTCCGTTAAGTTGATAATAAAGATTTGGGAGAACCGAAAATAATACGGTATTGAACATCTTTATATTAGGAACTTTATATGTATTATCTCTAGTTATTTCTTGTTCTCCAAAAGTAATGGCGTTCTCAATTTGACTGCCCATTATCGTTAAAGTTTTTAAATAGCTAACATAGTCTCTTGGCGTAACGCATCTGTCTAAACTATAAAAAATTTCTGGAGAATTTACTTTAATAGAATCTATGCTTTCTATATCAGCACCACCAACAACATTTGATGCTAATGTAAATTTCATATTAGACGTAGTAAAAGTATTTCCATTTCCAAAAGAATTTGCTTGAGATTGAATACTTCTTCCAATTACTCCAACAGTATTTCCAGCAGAACCTAATGTAGAAAGATATTGAATGTAAATATTATCATTTCCAGTAGCACCGATAGAAGCAATCACATCATCGGCAAATTTTAATTGAACGGTATCGTCTAAATTGGTTGACAAAACACACCACTGAATGTCCTGACCTGCTCCAGCGGATGTTTGTAACGGTATTGTATAATTGTTTAAGAAAGACCTTCTATCAATTGTAAATTCTCTATCCGAAGATGCAGATGCTGTAAATACGGTAGGGTCCGAACCACAAGCAACTCTAGTCATATTTGATGTTAATGTAATATTTCCTGTATCGGCGTCAAACCCAAAATCTTGGTCTCCAAAATAATTACTAAAGGTTACGTCTGGAATTTGATAAGATTGAAACCTCTGGTCAGCTTGGGTTTGGCTATTGTTTATAGTGAAAACTTTCTGAGATGCTTGAACCAATTGGATAGTATTCTGGTATTGTTGAGGAATTAACTCTGTAGAAAATAATTGATAGTTATACCCAGGCTGTGAAGACCAATACTTAAATGTTAAAAAGAAACTAGGATTAGCGAAATTGTTTATATCAGTCTGAGTTAAAATATACTGCAATGGTTGAAGAAGCAAAAATGATTGCCCATTAAAAGTAAATTGAGAAAATTTAGGGAAAGTTATAACCTGTCCAGCAGCAGCACCATTTGGAATAGAATTTATATTAATGTTAATTGAAGTAGTGGCTGGAATAGGTCTTCGAATAACATATCCAAGAATTTTCGAAAGCTCTACGATAGAACTTCTTAATTGTGCCGTAGATGGAAATGATTCATTAGCTCTACGATCAATATAAAAGTTCGTCATGTCAGTAGCCGCTAAGAAAATTTCCGAAATTACACTATACAACTGAGACTGAGAATAATTAGCAAATCGACTATCCTGGGCTAAACGAGAAATTACAGAATCTCTCATTTCGTTGTATGTTAATCCAGTGTAAGATAATATGTTGTTCGTGGGCATTAAAATTCCTTATTCAATAGAATTATTTATAGTCGAACAAATTACTAGAACAAGAATTCATTTCAAATTTTTCTACATCATCTTCAAAAACCACTTCACCATTTCGGAAATAGAACTTCAAATATCCTAAAAACTCTTTATAAAAATGTATATCAAAATCAGAAATGTCTTTACAAGAAATTCCTAAAAAGCTTTCCTTTCGATTGTTCGTCAAAAAATTCTTAAAAACTATTTTATCATTTTTAGAATACTTTTCCGAAATCCATTCTAAAATATTCCAAACACGAAAATCAACACCTTCGACATCTACTATATTTTTAATATTGTTTCTTTCATGTTGTCCAAAAGAAATCCATAAACCTTTTTTAACATTTTGAATAGGACCTTCGAAAACTCCTGACAAAACCATTGCTTCAAGTTTTTTCGAAAGTTCTTTAAGTTTTTTATTCTTTTCTATATGATTCTTCTTTTGTTCTAGATGATAAAAATGATTTACAAAACAATCTTCAGAAGTAAGTAAAATGTATCCACCACATCTATAAAGAATATGCGAAATAAAATTATCTTCTCCCCCCCAACTTCCATCAAAATAACTATTGAAAACTCTTTTGCCAGATCCCAATTTTTCATTAACACTCTGGCAAAGTTCTACAGAAAGTTTATTAAATCCTAGATTACAAGAATAAGTAAATATAGTTTCCAATGTTAAATAATTTGCCACAATCATTCTTCCATTTTTGTTTGTGAAAGAATATTCATTTACCAATTTTTTATCGCATCTCTCATCATCTTGAAAATTTCCATCCATGTCTTGCTTAAATCGTTTTCCGCAAGATACTATAGGAAAGTTTTGATTAAGATTTTCTAAATGTCTTTCTAAAAACTTTTCCGAAGGTATACAATCACCATCTGAAAAAATGATCGTATTATAGTCTGGATAATTTTCTTGAACGAAAGATACCCCGAAATCTCTTGTCAACCCCGCCGAAAAATTCTCTCCAGTAGTTTTTGTGATGTATTTGACTAGTATTTTTTCGGAAAAGATTTCTTGAAAATTTTCGGAATACCTATCTAAAACAAATAACAAAAGGTCTGGTAAAATAGTTTGATTAGAATATGCTGAGATAATTTTCGGAATATGTTCTGCTTGATCGTGAGAAGGAACTATTACGATATTCATTTAGAAAACAATCTTTTTTGTAAACTGTCCTGGAGTCTGATCTTCATTAAGAAAGTAAACCAATTTCAAAGTAATAGAATGTTGACTTTGAGAAATTTGCATAGAACATAAATTAGAAATTACAGTAATCCTTTTCTCATATTGTATTACTAAATTTATAATAGCATCTAGCAACTTTTCCGCAGAATTTGATGTAAGACTTTCGAAAACTATTCCGGAAAGAAACGAACCGTAATTTGGAGAAAATACTCTTTCATTGGGCTCCGTCATAAGTATCGACTCAATTGACTGTGAAATGGCTTGTAGGTCTAATGCATCTACGTCTGATATAACTTTCTTCGCAATATCCAAAGCATATTCGTTGGCATATAAATTCATTTTAATCTACCTCAGAAGAGTTTGGAGAAGACAATCTAATAACTGTTCTTACTGGTGTTCCGTCTGTTATTCCTGGAGTCATTAAAGATTTTCTATTTGCAAGATTATTTTTAATGGTTGCTAATTCATCGCTATTGTATGGAAGAGTTTGATTAGAGTTTGGGGTGACTGGCGCTGGAGTGTTGTTTGGTGTAATTTTGAAAATTGTTGAAGCACCATTTATAGGAGCCATTAGAGTATTATTGAAAGTAACCATTTCCGAATTAGCTTGAGAAAAACTTTGAGTAAGATCTGCGTAAAGTGCTTCCTTAGTTATAGACCATTGATTTCCTACTGGTTTCGTAGCATCTCTATTTGCCTTATATATTGCCGAGAACGAATCATAGTAATTTAGGGTGCTAGCTGTATAGGAACAAATACTCCAACTACAACCTAAAAACAAATCCAATTTATTCATAAATGGCAATATAGTATTATTAAAAATTGCATCATATTCGGCAATCAATAATAAAAGTTGTCTACCAATAAACGTATTCTCCAACCAAAAATTTATGTCAAAGTATTTCGTAAATTTGTTTATAAATGTTAAGATATTGTTTATTAAAGTGTCCGTAATACTTTGCAGAATTCCTTGTAGACTTAAACGGCAAAAAACATACTCAAACAATTCATACCTACTGTTAAACTCCGTGGTTATTCCGTATTTAGACAAGTCTATTCCGTTTATGGGATGGTTTCCGAAAATTTCATTATACAATTCTGGAGAAATTGATTTGCTAATCATTTCTATCGCGAATTCACATTTATACAAGACACTACAAAAATCTTGTCTAGCTTTTGCCGAATCAATTGCTCTTAATCCTAACAAGCTACTTATATTCTCTTCGAGACTTCTTATAGTATTCAGGATTTGGTTTATAATAGTGTTCTTAATTCTATCTATAATTGCTTGAATCTGTGCTTTAATTCTATCTAAAAGAGTTGCAAGATAGTTTATTAAAGTAACTATAGAATACCACTCACCCTTTAACGCATTACAAATAGTTTGTGTGTTATCTGACATAGGAATATTTATCTAACAAAATTATTCTAAAATTAAAGGAACAGTAGGAATAGGAATTTGAGGAGGAATTACTACGCCCAAACTAGACAAACCATTTTTAATTAAATTTAGTTCCTGCCCCAAAACTATAAGTGCTTCGTGAACATTTGTTGTAGCAGGGAGACCGACTTGATTTAGTAATAATAATTCTGTTGCTGGGTTTACAACAAAACTTATATTCGCGCACCCATCACTTTTCAAAACACCTTGCGAAAAGCCTTGTTGAAACCCTATTAAAATAGCTCTCGAAATAGCATCTACAATTGTTTCTAAAGCTACTGAGGCTGTTGGTGTGCCGTTTGGACTATCGTATATTTGAATCCCGCCAGAAGTGATTGGAAGGATTCTAGCGGGACTACCCATAGCTAAATTTTCATTCAACAAGCCAGCCGATTCTAATATTTGTAACGCTTGTAAAAAAACAGGATTAGGAATATTAGAAATGTTATTTTTATCATTTATTGTTTCGGCTATCATTTAATTACTCCGTGAAAAGACCAGCGCCTATACTTAAATCTTTAGCATTGGTTTTATTTGTTATATCCAAAGCCGCCGTAATAGTGGCTGCTGGAAGTGTAACAGTATTATATATATTTCTCTTACCCTCTGGAGAAGTTGTATCTAAAGTTGTTCCGAAAAGTGGTTTAGAAAGGTAATCTCCATATGTAGTATCAATGTTGGACAATTCTTGATTCATAGCATCTGTTAGAGAGGTCTGCAATGATAAAAGTTCTATCGCTTGTTGTTGTGCAATTATCGAACTCCCCTCTATGCTTGATGCGGCGACAACGAGTTGTGCTAAAGAATCTATAGAAGCATATTTCTTAGCCATTGTAGTGACTAAATCTGCTTGACGTTTTGTATATTTCGCAACCACCTTAGCTTTTAGTGTAGCAATTTCGGCAGCAACTTGAACATTATCTATAGCAAACCCAATCGGATTTATTATTCCAGTTGCTATACGACCTTGATGCGGAACTCCTGTGAGTGGATCGAAAAGCAAACAATTAAATGGTCCTCCAGTCGGATCGGGAGTTACGAACATTGTAGAAACTTTTGTCAAATCATTTCCAATACTTACTTGAAAGGTTGGAGAAACTATTCCTGGAATTCCATTTTGGTCTACTGTAGTTGTTGTAGGAGGGGTGGCTGGCAAAAGTTCAAAAGAGTTTGTTTGAATATTTGTTTCTAAAGTCGAGACCAAGACTTCTGACCTAGACTTTATAGAAACTCTTCCACCATTTTCTATATCAAAGTCTCTATTAGTTTGAAAAGAAATATCATCTAAGCATTGAACCGAGATTCCTGCATTAGACATTAAAGAAACATCCGAGAAAGCTGAGACCGAGATTGCTTGAGATATTTGGTAATAATTTGCAAGCCTATTATCTACAGTAAAATTCCCTCTAAACTTAAAATTTACATCTCCTGTTTCTGTAGCATTGTTTGTTAAATTTATTGTTCCGTCTTGATGTAATTTAAAAAAACATCCAGCACCAGTTTTTAATGTAAATTCTCCTTTTTGTCTATTTATTTTTTGGTAACTACCATCTTCACATTCATACAAAATAACACTATCGGGATAACTTTCTAGATAGTCGGCTTCAAAATTAAGATTATTTCTATCTATAACTTTTCCAAAATAAACGGGCTCGTATAAATCCGCATCATCATAACGAATTTTTACTAGGGTGTTAATTTCCGGAACCATAAAGGAACCTTTTACAGAAAACGCCATAGGAAATTCCGGAATTGCCCAAGGCAAATCTTCAACGTGAATACTATCCGTAATTCCATATACTTCTACTTTAACTCTTCCCATTTTCAAAGGATCGTTATTATCTAAAACTATCCCGATGTATTCTCCAGTATACGGATCTTCCTTTTCCGAAAGGTATTCTTTAACGGTTTCCTGCAAAGAGTTTCCTAAAAATTCTCTCATGGGTTTACCAAATTTCCTTCAAAAAGAATATTCGTAAGATTAGATTGATTTGTTCCATTTCTAAACAATGTCAAAATCATAGAATATAAACCATCCTTTTTAATATCATGACTAATTCCGCCCACCAAATATTCTCCAGAGTTTACAGCATCTACGTTTGGTGTTCCGTTCAAAAGTCTTCCCAAGTTATCGTAAATCAATACATCAATCTTATCTCCTATATTTATATTCATGTTTGGATTGATAGTGATTTGAAGATAGTTTCCGAAAAAACTTTGCTTCAAATATAGGTTTTGTGATTTAGCAAGGAGATAATTTTCGTGAACATTTTTTGAAAGGCTATTATAAGTTATTCCGTTAGTATATTTTCCTACATTATTCTTATTCTTATTCTCAAACTTAGACAAAGGTGCATATGGAAAGTTTAGAGAATAGTCAAAGAAATTGGTGTGGTCGAAATATGTAAAATCAATTCCATAGCCATTCATTTTATTAAGGATTGGAGAAAGGTTTTTATAAGTTATTCCAGTTCTATAAAAAAGTGTTTCCGAATCTTTTCCTATTTGTTCTTTAATTTTTGCTATAGTTGTATCATTGCCATTATCCATAAAAGCATGGTCATTGTTGATAGCTAAGAATTTTGGTTTAGAATTTGTCTTATAAGAAAGAGAAGAATATACAGCTTGATTGTGTCTATTAAAATAAAATAAAGGCAAATCTTCGGGGCGTATAAATGCTCTAGCCATTAAATGTTTTGTGAAAGCGTAATTACAAACATTAGACTGTATCCAAGTTTGGTTGTCATTTGAGGAATCTTCTAAAACGAAATCTATTTCAGACTCTTGACAAACAAACTGTAAAGCATCTGAAGAACCTTGATTAGAAAATGGTCTAAAACGAATTGGATAAAAGTAATCAGTGGTTTTTTGAAAAGCTATGAAATGTATTATGTAAAGAGAACCATCATCCGCATCTACTCTTTCAATTTCCCAGGCATTTATTACCATATCCATTTTGACTTTGTCTAGGTCTCCATTTTTCGAAAACTCTATTTGAACAGGGCATTCATCATAGAGAGGAGATAGTTCTACAAAAGTTCCAGTATCCATAAAAGTGCATTCATATGTAACTATCTGGTCAAAAATCCATTCTCTTAAAACTGAAGAATTTACATTTACAGGAGATACGGAAACATTATTGATAGTTAATGATAAGTTGAATTGAGAACCAACTACATTTTGGTCGAAAGTTTTGTCAGACATTTTTTATTGTTTCTTATTAAAAGTGTAAAAGTCTTGGATATCTAAAATTGAAGGAATGCTTATCATTTCTCCGGGAACCAATGCTGTAGGATATTGAGTTTCTTGGTCTGAATTTATTGCCATGTCATTCCAAATATCTTCTATGTTAGGATTTGTTAAAAGTATTATCCACCAGTAATCTATAGTTCCATAATTTTTTTGAGAGATTAAATCAGGGCGCATATAATCTTCATAAACTATTCTATAATTTTTGAAAGCTCTTTTCCAAACAAATTTCGAAAAAGAGTTTAACAGAAAATCTTTTTCTCCATTTACAGTCTTTATAAAATTTGAACGATTAAAAAGTGTGGACATATTTTCCTTTAGCTATCAAACGAAACTCTTCCGGTGGATTTAGAACCATTTAATCCGGAACCGAAAATTAACTCTTGTTGGCTGGAATTTCCTACATCTCTCAAAGTTGCAGCATTGAAAAGAGATTGGAACGATACATCAAAATCCCCGTATAGAGGAACGCCTTGCCAAATATATTCTTTAGAAAATTTTACATTAACTGACTTAACAAACATTAAATCCTTTTCGAAAATGTTTCCTATAGTTACATGACAAACTGGTGGTTTTTTAGAAACGAATTGGTCAAGTTTTATATTTGATGCGGTTTTTACGAAATCTGATGCTGAATCGTTCGCTACCTTATCCGCAACAACATCCGTGAGGCCAGTAGATACACCAAAGGAAGGTAATAAACTATTTACGCCTTTAATCGCAGTAGCAGCGGCGGCGGTTCCAACAGATGCAAGACCATTTCTAACAGGTTCAAATCCAGTATTATTTGCTAGACCTTTAAAAAAATTAGTTGTTCCAGTTGCATTAAATATATTATCCGAAGCAACTCTTGGTAATGTTGCTCCAACCAAACCATTCGCAATTGTAACTGGATTTGTAGCTCCGAAGTTTGTAGGATGGTCTTCTATATCTCCAGCCCAGCACCTAAAGCTAACATCCAAGACTGGTGATTCTCCATTCATATAAACTTTTTTTGTAAGAACCCCATAGTTCATAATATTTCTCTGAGTTTCGTCTCTTAAAATATTTGCAACTAGACCATTAGAAAATCCGAATTGATTATTAAAAATGTTTGTATAATTTGCTTGGCAACTATATTCAAACTCTTTCGTCATATATCCTTGAATAGAACCGAATGATTGGTATTGGTCTAAAAGTCCCGCCTCATCATGAAACTCAATAGTAATTAAATGCTCTTGGGAAGCTTCCGGAAAGTTTTTAGTCGTTCCCGGTTTAGAAGTATCGTATATCGAAAAGCTTGCCATTATTCCGTCCCATAATTTAATTTAATATGTTCCGCTAGAGCCGGTATAACTTTATTTATCAAGAAATTAGCATCGGCATCTCTTTTCGAAAGTGGTTGTTCAACAGTTTTAATATTGTTTGAAGAAGATAATTCAACTTCTTTCTGAGGAGTTTCGGCAAACATTTCTCGTTGTGTCTGGTCACGATTCAACCAACCAGAAAGATACCCAGTTTGATTTTTGCGATATGCCTGTTCTGTAAATTTCTGGTCTCTTAATTCTAAAAATTTATTAGCGTCTCCATTTATTCCGCCCGCTTGTTTTAATAATGTATTTGCTCTATCTGGTCCATTTATATAAGCATCAAAATAAGCATATGCAAGTTTTGGGTCAGAGATTTGGGGGGCTTGGGAACCATACCAATAATTTTCTCTATATATTTCTATAGACTCCTCTTTGGTCATTTGCTTTACTGATTGCTTTGGAAGACCGTTTTTCTTTCTATATGCATCGTATGTTAAATGAGTAATCCCAAATTTAGTTTCCCCGCCAGAATCTCTAACATCATTAGCATATCCACCCTCAAACGCATAAACTTGATTTATAAATGTTTTGAATCTATCATCTGGATTTTTAGAAACATTAGAAAAATCTATTAACTTTTGGAAACCACTTTTAGAAAGTTTTCCTACACCCCTTTCTATATTTTCTGTAACATTTACTAATTTATATGTGAGTGTTTCTGGAGTAAATACTTGAAGAAACTTTTCGAAATTTATTTTAGAAACTATTTTCTTAAAGCTTGAATTGATTTCCGAAAAAGTATTCTTAAATAACTCAGATTCGTTTTTAGATTTCGTTTCATTAGTTTGAAAAGCTTCTGGACCATTTTCACCAACCAAATATGTAGAATCTTTCTTTACATTTCCCCCAGCTTTTTTAGGACTTATTTCCGAAATGGTGTCTCCAAGTTTCATCTTAGGTTTTCCATTTTCTAAAATTAAATCTGCGAGACCGTTAGCAGTTTGAATCTTATATTTTAAAACTCCTTTATCATCAGAACCAGCTTGTTGAATTCTATCTTTTCCAGAAAGCATAGATAACGGTTTTCCATCAGAAGATAATAAAGGAACCCAATCATCTGAATCATAATCTTTATAAAGCCAAGTTAAATCTGTAGAAGGCTTTAATTGAACTATCCCATATTTCTTTCCTTGGTCTAATCTATCCATAGCATAAGCAGCTTTTTGTTTGTCTTGTATTCCTTTATTACTTTTGTCTGCTATTACACTATCGTAATCAGAAGAGGTTTCTTTCATGAACATTCCTAATCCAAGCAACAATGGACCTAATGGAAACGGAATCCAACCAGACGCTCCTTGAAACAAATCTCCAAAACCACCAACAACAGTTTTATAAATTACACCATCTGCCTTTACATTATCTCCTAAAAGTTTTGCCGCATTATAATCAGCTATCCCACCTTTTATTCTAGAAATTAAATCTATAATTCCCATAATCGGCATAACAACTTTAGATGCGACTTTTCCTACAGTTTTTGCTACAGTTTTGAATCCGAATTTTCCTATTAAACCACCAACAGCAGATCCAGCTAAAAGGTTCTTAATTTTATCAAAGGCGGTCTCTTGTTTTTCTTCTGGTTTCTTTTCATCTTTTCCAGAACCTTTCATTAAATCTAATTTAGAAGAGATTGATTTCAAAGTCTTCAATTTTTCTTCTTGAATATCAAAATCATCATTATCATTTCTAGTAAAATCTATTTGGGACTTTTGAGAAGATATTTTAGGAAATTTTGGCAAAGTTATTTTCAAAGATTTTTGCGAAGAGTTTTTAGAAATATTTTTCGGAAACAACTCGGAAAAGGAACCTATAGTGATTCCTAAATTTCTTT